CTGGATCTTTAGCGGCTAATAAACTAATGGGGACATTTACAGCTGGGAGTGGAATGTCAGGAATTAGAATAAAAACAATAGGTACTCCAAATACATACGAGTTTGTTGTAGGTAGAGTATCAGCTTCCTATAGTAATGCTTGGATACAAATACAATACTATATATAAAATGAGACATATTAGACAAATTAACACAGTAGGGCAAGAGTATTATGGAGTGGTTATAGCGGAAGAACCATTAGAAGAGCATCCTTCAATTTTGGAACATCCTGAATTGTTTGAAATTTCTGAAGATGAAATACCAGAAAAACGTCAATATTTAGATTATGAATAACTTAGATAAAATACTAGACAAAATTATATCCCGCAAATTAATGGTATTCGTAGTTGCTTGCTGTGGGCTATTCATTGGTAATATAACATCGACTGATTGGGTTATAGTAGCCACTGCCTATGTGGGCGTTCAAGGGTTTACTGACTTAGTTATAAAATTAAAAAAATAAAATGGAAATAGAGATTAAAAGATTATATAAAACAAAAAATTCTACTATAGGTGAGTTATATATTGACGGAGTATTTGAATGTTATACTTTGGAGGATAAAGAAAGAGAAGTAAAGATTAAGAGCGAAACGGCAATACCAAAAGGCAAATATAAAGTTATAATTAATAAATCAAATAGATTTAAAAAATTACTACCATTATTGTTGAATGTGCCAAACTTTGAAGGTGTACGCATACATCCTGGGAATACTAACCATGATACTGAAGGGTGCATATTAACCGGAACAACTAAAAGCAAAGACTTCATAGGCAATTCAAGAATTGCTTTTAACAGGCTATTTAAGAAAATGCAGTTAGTAAAAGAAATAACTTTAACAATAACATAATGATTAAAAAAAATAAAGGTGTAATTACATTTTGGTTGGCCGCTATATTAGCTGTTATTTTTATAACTATGTTATCCTCGTGCGCTTCCAGAAAAGTTGTTACGGATAAAGTAGCTATCAAATATGATAGTATTTCGGTTATAAAAGATACATTGTCAATAAAAATTGTAGATAGTATTTACGTAAAAAAAGAAGCAATCTTAGAAGACATAATCATTAAGCCAATTGACTCTTGTGCTGAATTTATTGTTGACGGCAAAGTATATAAAAACGTCACTATAACGATTAAAAAACAAACTAATAGCAATATACATTCAAAAAGTAAAAAGACTGATTTAAACACGTCTAAAACACAAAAAACAGCAGTTAAAACAGAAACTATAATAAAGAAAAAAGAAATAGTTAAAAAAGCAAACTATATTATGCATCTAACCGCTTTGTTATTTGTTATACTAATAGGGTTTATAGTTTATAAATACCATAATAAAATAAACGTACTTAGAGTATTTAGTTAAAAAATATTAATACTGCGTAATAATAGGAATATAATCAAATTAAATTAAATCAAATAAATATGTCAGATGCAATTGTTAAGAACCTTAGTTTTGGCGACGATGCCAAGAACAAGGTTTTTGAAGGTATTACAAAATTAACCAAAGCCGTTAGTTCAACATTAGGAGCAAGTGGTAAATGTGTAATGCTGGAGGATGGGATGGGTAATCCTATTATTACTAAAGATGGGGTTACTGTAGCGGATAGTATTGTGTTGTTGGACCCAATTGAAAACATGGGAGCAAGGCTTTTAAAAGAAGCGGCTAGAAAAACAGTTAAAGAGGCTGGCGACGGAACCACTACAGCAACGGTATTAGCTCACGCTATTTTATCCGAGGCTTATGAAGTTAAAGACGTTGTTAGTTCTAGGGAACTTAAAAATAGTATTGAAACTGCTGTTGAAAATGTTATTAAGTACCTTGAGTCTATAGTTGTACCTGTTACAGGGGAAATGATAAATCAGATTGCAACTATTTCAACTAATAATGATCCTATACTAGGCAAAATTATTGGTGATGCTTTTAGAGCAGTAGATGAAACTGGAATTGTTATGATGGAATCATCAGCTTTAGCTGAAACAGAAATTGAAATATTAGACGGGGTGCAATATGATAAGGGATTAGTAAATTCTCATTTTGTAACAAACCAAACTAAAAAGACTGCAGAACTTGATAATCCACAAGTATTAATCATTGAATCTCCGGTTGAAAATATTAGACAAATACAATCAATATTAGAATACATTATAAAAACAAATAAGTCTTTATTAATTATTGCTGATATGGAACCTAATGTTATAGCGGCCTTAGCTATGAATAAGGTTAAAGGAAATATTAAAGTCAATGTTATTAATGCCCCAACTTATGGGGTAAATAAGAAAGACATGCTATCAGATTTAGCCTTATTAACCGGAGCAACTGTTATTAATGAGGATTTAGGAGATGATATGGATTTAATCCAGCCAGAGTATCTTGGTAATTGTTTAAAAAGTATAACCAGTGATGGAGATACTATATTACAAGTTGGGAACCCAAATGAAGAGGTTATTAAACTAATAAATGAAATAAAAGAAAAGTTATTAGGCAATAATGCGCCAGGGGAAGTTATTAGATTAGAGATGAGGCTTGCTAGGCTATGCGCTAAAGTCGCTATTGTAAAAGTAGGAGCTAACTCTGACATTGAGTTAAAAGAAAAAGCAGACAGAGTTGAAGACGCAATTTGCGCAACTAAGGCGGCAATAAAAGAAGGCATTATTCCTGGAGGCGGTATTGCTTTGCTTGACGCTTCAGAAATTATTAATTCAGATTCAATTGGTGAGACTGTATTATTAAACGCAATTACCTCTCCTTTTTATACTATTTTAAGAAACGCTGGAATTGATGTAATACCAACAAATAGGCGCGTAGGATTTGGCTTAAATGTGATAACTAATAAAACGGTTAATATGATTGAAGCTGGTATTATTGATCCACTACTAGTTACCAAATCAGCATTAAGGAACGCGGCGTCAGTTGCTGTTACAATATTATCAACCGATTGTGTAATCAATAACTTGAGAGCAAATGAAAGCAATAGGTAATAATATAATCATACTACCAAAAAAAGTAGTTACAGATAAAACAAAAGGAGGTCTTCTATTGATTGAAAAAGACAAAGAAGACATTAGATATAAAGAGGCGGTTATTGTATCAGTTAGTGACGATATAAAAGCAGTTGTTGAAGGAGATGAAATATACTATGACAAACATGCTGGTCACGGAATTGAATTTGAAGGCGATAAATATACTATCATAAAGTTACAAGATATAGTTGTTGTATTATGAAACGGTTTGAGGCTAAGGACATAAAAGAACTTAACTTATTAAAAAATTATAGAATAATACGCAAATGGGCATGCAAAACAAATCAGTTAAGTGATGCCGATTTAGAATTGCTTATATACTTTGACTGCTTAGACTTATTTACAAAACAAGATTTTAAGATAGGTACATATTCATATAGTTGGGATAATAGACGATGGAACTCCTTATTAAAAGAAGGATGGATAGTTGTTTGGAGACCTAGAAATCACACAACGCAAAAATACCATATATATAAAGTTTCTTTTAAGTGCAAACAATTAATTAGTAGAATGTACCGTATAATGCTCGGTATCGAAGAAATACCTACTAGCACACAAAGAAACCCTATAATGAAAGGTAAAACTTATAGTGATATAGTGTTGAAAAAAGCAATAGAGAATGTTAATAAGAATAATTAAAAAATAAGTAATATGGCATTTGTAACAGCCGGAATAATGGGAGGTCTGAACAACTTTAACGGTCGTTCTAGCCGTGGAAACAATAACTTCTTTGGGAGAGGCGGAACTGTGGGAGCTATTCGCGGAGCTGTGCAAAATGCTTTTCAAACTCGTCAAGCAGCAAAAGTTGCCGCAAGAGCACAGGCATTTAATAGGGTTATGTCTCCATTTGGCAATGCTACCAGAACAAGACCTATTGGATTTATTGAAAAAATTAAACAGGCAAATGCTTTTAAAAATGAAAGTTTACGGACTGCAGCCTCACTTAAAAGTCACTTTAATGCTACGATGCAAAATAGCCTACAGCGTCCAATTAACCCGGCGCAAACGCCGATGACGCCGAGTGCCCCTAGGTTAGCTTCAATGCCACCATCAACAACCCAAATACAAACACCAATGCCACCATCAACACCGCCCCCAATTATGGAAACATCTAACCAATTAACCCCGACTCCTATAAGCCCTACAGCTATGAGCAACCAAGCGACAATACAAGCAGTCAGTGGGGTAGAACCTGCGCCGCTTGCAACAACTGCAATTGATCCAACAACTTTGCCTATAGATCCAAACGCGACTACAAGCGTATAATTAAATAACAATATACAAATACAATAATTATGAACTTAAATATTAAAACACACCCGATGGACTCACATGACAAGCTAGCCAAAACTTCAGGAGTTGGAGCTAACGCTTTATGGAACGGTCCTTTTAATACTGACCATTTGCCAAAAGGTAAAGGATCAAGTTCCGGGAAAGACGGGATCATCTTAAACAACGACAAACCAATGGCGTGTGGTTGCGCAATTACTCAAAGAGCAAAAGGCCGTTCTAATGGGGCATACTGATTTAAAAATATATTTATTTAATAGTACAGCTATGGTTATAAGCATGACCGCGGTGGAGCCAATATTAAAAATAATGTTGCTAGTGGTTTCTATTGGTTATACGATTAATAGATGGGTAGGATTGTATACAGACAAAAAAAATATTAACAAAACTGAAGAATAATTATTATGAAAAAAATGGTTACAGAAAAAGCAACCGGTGAAAAATACGGTTCTAAAGCAGCAATGGCCAAACACGAAAAAGGTGAAGGCAAAAAAATGCAAATGAAAGAAAAAGCGAAAGCTAAAAAGAAAAAATAATATGCCATATACTCCAACACCAGGAAGAGGTAACGGTCTCAAAACAGGCGCAAATTTACCTACAAGTTTAAATAGCGGTTCTACTGCTAACACGTCAATTGACCCAACACTTGAAGCAAAAGCGAAAGCAGCAGCTGAAGCAAAGCTAGCAGCAAACATACAGGCAAAACCATTAGGAGGCTCTTCTGATTTTAGAGCAGAAGTAGGAACAGCTACAAATATTAGACAAGCAAAAACTTCTCAAGAGAAAGCTGCTTTAGCAAAAGCTGTTGCAGCAGGGAAAGCATCTGGTAAATATAACAAGACAGTTAGCGCTACAGCAACTGCTACAGGAAAGGATATGCCAATAGCCCCTACGCCAACGGCTCCTGTCCAAACAACACAGCCGCCAAAAACTCCTGAAGGAGCTAAAAATTATTTTACACGAGAGGTGACAAATCAAAAATTTGGAGGCCAAACCGTTGAAGGCATGACAAAAGATTTAAGCGCTATTGCTAGTAGCCAACTTAAGAATAAGACGGATACTAATCCCGAAAACATCAAACGTGGCAATCCTTACAGTACTGGAGAAAAAAATACTTTTCAAAGTAGAGCAGTTACGCCGCAGGAACAAAATCTTTTGAATAGAAAATTAATATCTAGTTCTGACAGTGGATTTGGCGTTAGTCCGGAAAGACATAAAGCATATATAGGCGCTAAGCAGGCTATATCAGATAGGCAAGATGTGGAATTGGCGAAAAGAGCCGCTATAAAATCTGCAAAGAAAAAAAAATAGATAATAATACGTAATTACATATATAAACAATTAAATCAAATAAAATGGAAACAGAAATTAAAAAAATTACAGCAGAACAATTAGAAAAAATTAATGCAGGTCAAAAAGATTTACAGGCTATATTGGTTAATATTGGTATTGTGGAATCGCAAAAACATAGTTACTTGCATCAATTAGCGGATTTAAACAAATCTGTTGAGGATTTTAAAGCTGAGATTGAGGCAGAATATGGAGCAATTAATATTAACCTGCAAGATGGTTCTTATACAGAAATTGCAAAAGAAAGCGGATCTACCGATTTAAGCGAGGACTAATTGTGAGTTCTGTTATAAGAAAAATAAGTATAGGTTCAGATTATAAGAATGATGCAATGCACTATTCTATAGGGCAAACAGTATATGG